CGCCGCCGTACCATGACACGCCGTGAATCACGGTCGGGACGTACACCGTTGCATCACGGGTTTGATCGAGCTTTGCGTTGAAAACGGTAATCGTTTCATTACACAGCTTCATCCTCTCACCCCACGATACAAAAGCGGTACGCCATCATCATCCCGTTCGCCATACAGATACTCGCCTACCAGCTTGTTCATTTGTTTCCGCGCTTCATCAGCGTTCAGAGCATTGCCGTAGGATTCTGAATAGCCGTCCGTGTTAAAAGAGGTGACGGCGGGATTGGTGGCTTGCGCTTCCACGCCCACGGCTTCCTCCAGAGCAATCAGCGCAAACGCACAGAGCTTGACCGCATCCGGCACAGTCTGCATGTTCTGTATGCGGGAGTCGGTCAAGTAGTCTATGCGTTTGCGGCTTTTCAGCTCCATCGGAGGATAGGCGGCGGGCGCAAGTGCGCCACCGTATGCCTTGTACTCGTCATACGTCAGGTATTGCGCGTGCGCCATTCAGACCGCCCTCCTTTCATCCCTGCGGCGATTAGCCGAGGGAGATAATGCGGGCAATGGGAATGGTCTTGGGGTCGATGTACGTCTTGGTAGTACCCGCAGAGGATACCAGCTCCCAGTTCGCGCCCTTCGCCAGTTCCGCGTCCGTGGGGGAAGCGGAAGCCATAGAAGCCTTGGTGAAGGAAATACCGTAGGGCGCCCAGCACTTGCGCTGACGGCTGTACAGCAGATCCTGACCGCCCTTGACAGCAGGGTTACGGTCCATTTCGTAGGGGGTCTTAGCGCCGCAGTCGGTGTACTCGATAGCACCGTCACCCAGTACATAGGAAATGTAGTGAGTGGCCTCGACCACATAGGCGTCCGCCGCAACGTTGGCAGGGTAGAAATCGCCCTTCTTCACGTCCGCGAGGTTGATCTGACCAGTGGTCGCACCGGAGGCAACCACCTTGACCGCACCCGCAGTAGCGGCGGTGGCGGCATCGTAGCCGTGCTCAGCGGGCATGGAGTCATCCACCAGCACCAGACGGCCGTTCAGGGTCGCAAGGCCGATGTCGCGCTGCATACCGTCCGCATCGTTGTACTTGAGGTAGGTCAGCAGTTTCAGGTTCTCCAGATTGGTAGCCACGACGCTGTGCATCAGCACCAGCGTAAACTTGCCCTTCTGGTCGCCGGAGGCCCGCTGGATGGCGGTGTTCATGGTCGTAGCATCCATGATGCCGGTCTTGCCGTCCACGTTCAGCAGGGCGGTCACGTCGTGCGTATGGGTCGTCACGAACTTCTTGCCCTGCGTGTCGGTCATGCTGAACACGCCCTTGAGGATAGCGATGAGGGTATCCTGATCGATTTCGTTCCAATAGTCATTGACTTGCTCAGCGACGTTCTCCATGAAGTCCTCGCCGCCCGTGATGTCGTAGCTGAAATCCAGCTCTGCCCACGCATTGGCGCGACCGACGACCACACGGGACTGCATGAAGGTCTCCGTGCTGGAGGGGGTGATGTCGGTGTTGCCGTCGTAGTTCATGGGGACAGAGCCAGAAATCAGACCCTTGAGGGGCGTGCTGATGTAGTTGCCGCCCACCTCGTCGCGCATGGAGGACGCCAGCTCAGGGCGACTGCGGATAGCGCGGGACTTGAGCAGTTCCGTCTTGCGGGGGTTGGGGATGCGGTCGATGTATTTCTGGAATACTTCACCGTTGAAGAACTTAGCGTTAAACTTGCCAGCCATGATTCATCTTCCTTTCTTCGTTCGGGTTTGCGCCGGTCACTCATCAAAGGCAATCGGCGCGTCGGGGTTTTCATTGTGTCGCATCATAAGCTCCGAAAGGGAATACTTCTTGCCGGGAGCGGTCTTGCCGCCGCTGGGCAGTACCACAGTCGGCTTTCCCTTCGGTGCTCCTTCCGGCTCTTTCTCCGCCGCAAACGCGCCGGGGTCATCCGCCTTATACTTGGTTACGAAATCCTCGTAGCCCAGCAGACTTTCACCGTCTACCTTGAAGTCCTTGTCGATAGCCTCCTGCAAGAACGCCTTTTTTGCCGAAGCAGACGAAAATTGCAAGCTGTTTGCGCGCTCGCGCACCATGTACTCGTAGGCTTGGCGCGTCAGCTTGTTTTCGTAGTCAGTCTTATCGGTGTTGTACTTGGTCTGGAGGTCGGCGAGGGACTGCTGAACGGCTCCGAGCTTGCCCGCGTCGGCTTGCGCTGCCGTAAGCTGCTCACGAAGGGAGGTCAGGTCGCCGTCGCGGGAGGCGATTTGCCCCTGTAATTCCGTTACCTGCCCCTTGAGACCGTTCACCGTGTCGTCGTACTTGCTTCTGGAGATGTACCCGCCGTCCGCAAGATTGACGATGTTCATTTTCTGTTCCTTGACCGCAGCTTCAAGCTGCTCGAAGGTCAAGGGACCATTGGAGAAAAGAGCCTTGAGAAATTCCATGTGTTACCTCCTGCCGCCGTAGATTTGGCTTATATATCCGCGGCCACTCCGCGGGCGCGGCGTCCATGCAGTTATGTCCCGGCATGGTAGGGTGATATATTAAAAGCCCGCCGGATACAGGCGGGCCTTTAACAGCTTTGAAATTTGGGCTTGAGGATTATTCCTCGTAGATGATTGCGATGCCGTATGCTTTCGCTGCTTCGTGCTCAATACGGCATCCGCGGGCGGTCTGCCACCCCTTGCAGAAGTAGGCGACATGGCACTTGCTCATATTCTCAAGAGATTTGGCGAGGAAGCAAAGCGGAATCTGCACAACTCCGCGTTCCTGCATCGCCTTGTCGCTGTACCAGTCATCGGTGAACAGGGTGTTCACAATGTCGTATCCGCGTTCCTTGAGAAAAGTGATCGCGTTTTCGCGGGTTTCGACGATCTCCTTTTCGGTTTTTCCCGCCATAGGCTGACTAATCATCGCTTTTGTCATTGTCACACCTCCATATTGACACCATTGATGCAGACGTTCCCAATCTTGTCATAGACATCAAGGTACATCTGCTCCTTGTCGCCATTGTACGTTGCTTCAAAGAGATACTGGTCCGGGGTAGGCGCGGCAAGAATCGCCTTGTGATTCTGCAAGGTCTTGCACTGCCACACGATGAAAACGTCCGTCCAGTCAATAGCGACTGTCCGGCTTTCTACCGCATAACGGTTTGCAATCCAGTTACAAACCGCTTTCTTCGCGGCAACCATGAAGTCGTAGGTACTCATACGCAATCCTCCTTAAATCTTTACCATTTTGAATCCTTCCACGCTCATACGCTGTTTGCGCATGGGCAGACCGGACAGCTTCGCAACCTGTTCATACTTTGCGGCGATTGTGTTAATGCGCATTTGGCATTCACGCCGCAGGGTATCGTCCCCGGCAATGCGGGCGGCGTTTGCCGCGTCCTTGTACCGCCGCACCCGCGTTTCCATCTTGCGCATGAGCTGCTGTGCCTGATAGGTGGTGTAATGCTTGCCGTCGATGTCGCACCCCGCGTTGTTCTTCTCCGCCCATTCGCGGAGCTGTGCGGGATCGTAGCGGGGTTTGGCATACCGGGAATCAAACGGCAGGGCGAAATGCCCACAGTTCCATTCTGCGATAGGACGCTTAAAGCCCGCATAAACGTTGCCGTCGATGTCGGTGCAGGAAAGTCCGGCTTGCATCCTGTCAAACTCGGCTTTGGGGAAAATGCGTCCCTGAACGGGTTCATGGTCTGGGGCGCTGTGCATGTGCGCGGATATTTCCACCTCGCGGTATTCCAGCGCCTCGCCGATGGCATTTGCACCGTGCTGAGTGATCTGCTTTACGCCGTCAACCACGTTCTGCCGCACCGCGGTATCCAGCCGCCTGTGATAGCCGCTTGCGTATTGCACCTGCAAGCCGCTATACCCGATGTCCCTCACAATCTCCCGTGTAGCTGTTTGGTAATCCATCAGCCCCGTGCTTACCGCCAGTATGCCCCGGTCAACCGCCCTGCGGTACGGCGCTACAATCGCCGTTGTGTTGGACAGGTTTTGCGCCGTCTGCGCTGTCTGCCGGGAAATGTTTTGCGCGTACTGCATGAGTCGCTGCTGCACGACGGCGGAGGGCTGTGCGCCTGCTGTGAACGCCTGTGTGAAACGCGGGTCGGTGTATGTCTGCTGCATAGCCGCATTGTACACCGCCTGAATGTCCTGCGCATTCAGACGAGTGACGATCATCAGCCGTTCGGTAATCTCGCGCACGTCGGAGGTCATGTCGGCCATGATGACAAGACGATTGATGTTGGCTTGACTCAGCTTGCCGATTTTCTTGATCTGCTCGGCAATCTTGCGAATGTAGAAGCTGTTCACCTCATCGAAACGCGATTGCAGGCGTTCCAGCACCCTTTCCAGCGCTTCATTCGATAGCATGGGATTTCACCCCTTATTCGCCGTCATCGGGCGCAGAAGCCCCCGTAGCTCCGTTCTGGGCGGTCTGTGCGGTCTGTGCGGCCTGTGCGGCCTGTGCGGTCAGCAGCGCGTCCATAGACTGCGAAAGCTGTTCCTGCTGCACCTTTTGAATGGCGAGCTCGGCTTGCGCTTCGGTTTCACCGAAGTACCACATGCGGAACTCCGTCTTGCTCATAAGCCCCTGCGACATAAGCTCCAGCCGTTCGCCGAGCTGCTGGGATGCGTCGGTGATGATGCTGTCATCCCATTCAAAGGACAAGTCGTAGTCGCCAGCCGGGGCGAGGTCGTACATGGTGGCGTACTTGTCCATTGCCCGCACCACGTCCCGCAGACAGTGCTCAAGCGCCCGCTGGTTATCGGCAATGGTAGCGTATGTGCGCTGCTTGACGATGCGCAGCTCCGTAGCCGTCCGCGCTTCCTGATTCGCGTCGGACAGCGTACCGCGGGCAAGACCGCAGGAATCCTCAACGCGCAT